GTTAAACCCAGTTGCGTAAATCCCCTCGAAAGGAAGTGACCTAGATTGAAGATAAGCATGGAAACCCATAGCACCGAGACCGAGACTCCTTTCTCGATACGCTGAGTAGGCACTTTTGGTAAAGCCTTCCTTGCCTTCTTTAACATATTTTTGAAAGCGTTTAAAATTTGCACTGTATTCTCCTAATTGTGTTGTGTCTATTGCGTTGTCAATGTAATGTTGTAAAACATTGTCAAGCATTGTTATTAAATCCTCAATGAACTTATCATCTTTTGACCAGTCATCAAAGTGTTCTAAATTTACAGATGATAAACAACATACTGCTGTTCTTTCTTCATCGGTTGGTAAAGTAATCTCTGAACATAAATTACTCTGTCTTATTTTAAGACCTAAATCTTTTTGAGCTTTTGGTAAAGCATCATTACATGCATCAATATTAATCATGTAAGGCTCACCTGTCTCTGCTCTAGCATGTATAATTTGCCACCATAAATCTCTAGCATTAACTATCTTAACAGCTTCGTTACTTTTAGGGTCTATTAATCTCCAGTCTTCATCGTTCTGCACTGCTTCAAGAAATGAATTGGTAATATTTATACCGTTATGTATGTTAAGATTTTTTCTATTTATATCTCCACCTGATTCTTTTCTCATGTTTATAAACTCTTCAATCTCTGGATGGCTTATATCCATGTAAGCCGCATAGCTTCCACGTCTTGTTGTGCCTTGATTAAAGGCTAACATCTGTGAATCAACTACATGCATGAAAGGAATTGAGCCAGTAGAACGACTGCCATGAGTAGTAGAAATACCGTTACTCCTAATATCGCCCCAATATCCACCAATGCCTCCACCTGAACTTGCCAACCATATATTCTCGTCATAGTGAGCAGATAAACCATTGCGACTATCAGGAACATAATTAAGGAAACAACTGATAGGAAGCCCACGGCTTGTACCCCCGTTACTAAGTATAGGAGTGCTAAACATGAACCAACGAGAGGAACTGTAGTTGTAAAGTCTTTGAGCCAGTTCAAAATCTGTCTCGCCTTTGAAGGTTGCTCCGAAGACTGAGGCTCTTGCGAATGCTTCTTGTGCATGTGTTTCTCCTTCCCAAAGATACCTGTCTTTGAGTGTATCTAAACTAAATTTGTCAAATGTTTTTTCTTTATTGTAGTCTATTTCAATTCCTAAGTAAGGCTTAGTTCCTATTTTATCTTCAATCATTTTCGTTGTCCTGTAAATGTATAGCTATTATAGCATAGTGTACTATCTTTAGCAAGTCCATTTTGTTCTTACCACCTTTCTGTCCATATCGCATAGCATATTTCATAATGTTTCCTATAGCAAAACCCTCTCCATGTCCTGCATCTATTATCATATCTGTGGCTTGATATTTACCATTAGAATAATGTAAGCCATACGTAGCATCTACATACCGTTGTAAGTCTTTTATTATTTCATCTTCGTTAAATTTATAATTCATCTTTTCTCCAGTTATTAGGTAAAGTATTTTCACTATACCATGTAAAATTATTTGTTTCAGCCCATTCAGCGTGGGTTCTTTTCGTTCCGTTCTTTCTTTTCTTAGCCTGTGGCATAGGTGCATAAGGACTAAGGAATAAAAACACTAACTCTTGATTAGGTTTTAAAGCTTTACGAATCCAAACATATTTATTATATTCTTGGTAGTCCCAAAATCTACCCTTGGCTTCTAATAAATATTCTTTGTTTCCTATTTTCTTTACAAAGTCAGGCTCATATTTATGCTCAACTATATAAGGAACTTTGTTTGTATGATGTTCCCACTCTTGTAAAACAGTAGTGTGTAAAGTATGTTCCCATTTAGAATCATATCCTTTAGGTATATCTTTTTCTTTTGGTCTAACCTTCCTAGGTTTTCTGTATCCGACCATTACATAACATCCGAGTAAGTAATATCATTAATGTTTTTATTAACTTTTTTTATCTTTTGTGCAAACCATCTAGGCGTATATGCAGAAACCATAAGTTTATTGTTAGCATAGAAGTGTCTTTCTTCAGGTAAATATTTTTCAAAGTTATTTACGTTTACTTTTTTTTGTTCTTCTTCTACAAGCATACTCTTTAACCATTCAACTACAAATTCTTTTGAAAGCTTACGTACTTGTTTTGCTTTTCTTTGATTCATAATATTACTTCCTCAACCTTTGGTTCTTTAACAACCTGTGTAAAATATACAGGACCTTTAGCGTAATTAAAAACTCTAAGTCCTTTACCATCGTTAGAATCTTTATGACATTCTATTTTATGTGGACACCAACCACAATTCTTAGCTAACTTCATGTTGCCTGAAACACCTTCGGGTACAGTAGGATAACAAAAATCAGGAGGTGTATCTTTTACTATTAATTCTTTTACGTTATCTATCTTAGAAACTATATTAGGTTTTTCTATATCATCAGGTATGTAAGTACAAAGCTCTCCTGTTTCTTTATTCATAACTAAGAAACCACCTTTACTTGTACCTTCTGCTTCTTCATATCCTGCAAGTTGTGATAGGTATCCGAAGGCATCATCTTCACTAAGTGTACCCTCTTTAAACTTCTTAAAGGCATAGCCTGATGCAGTCTTTACATCTACTACTTCACCATCAATCTTACAGTCCATGTGTCCTTTAATACCATTTACAGTTATTTCTTTTTGCATAGAAGTAAGTTTGTGTCCTGAAAGTTTAACAAAGAATAAAAGTAAAACCTCAAGTAAATGTCCGTATAAAAATTTAATCTGTATGTTAGGCTCTAGTTTTTCTGTTGTATCAGATTGTGTGTGAGCATCATACCATAAACGTCTTTCAGGTTTACCTATGTTAGACATTCTAAGTGTTTCTTTAGATGTTCTATCTTGAGGGGTAGCCCAATGTCTAAGAGCATCAGACATTTCTTTACCAAACTCTTCATAAGTTTTTTCTGAAATGTTTAGCTCATTGCCTTCTGTCAGTGAATCTAACAGGGCATAAATATCCGGTACTAAATTACTTAACTTTTTCTTTTTCATTTTCTGCTTCCTTGAATGCTTCAATTACATCCGATGAGAATAGTTTTTGTAGACTAACAAGAAACATTTTACTTGCGTTGTGGTCTCCACCACTCACAGTTCTAAACGTATTTACTTTATCTACGATTGTTTTAAGTACATCTGTTTTAAAAACTAATGTGCAAAACTCATTGTCTCCTACACATAAGTTATGAAACCAGTAATCAGATTCAGTTGCTCTGATACCTGAAGGTTTACCATATGATTCATATTCTATACAAATGTTTCCAGACTTCTGCCACAAATCTTTTTCTGATTTAACTTCTATTTTTTTATTAGTCATCATGTCTGCTATTTTTTCTTCTCTTATTGTACCATAAGCTAAGTCAATGTCAAACTTTTTTCTATCTTCTTTTATCGGTTTCATTTTTCATGCTCCACGAATTTTAATTCTCTTGTTTGAGGGTTAAAAGTTAATAACTGTACTCCCATTTTTATTTGTTTCTTTGTTCTATGATGTGAAGGTACTAAACCTTTACCTGTATCCCAGTTTATTTCTCTATTTTTTCTTGCATATAAAGTTTTTACATCTATCAAAGTTGTTTTATTATTTTTTATAGCTATCAAATCAACTGGTCCTGAACAACCTGCGTTTTGAAAAACCTCGTAACCATTATCCCATAACCATGTTACAGCATAGTACTCTGCAAAGTCTCCTTTCCTACTCGTGTTTTTAATGGGTTTCATACCAACTGTCTCCTATTTTATATTCACCTGTTAAAGGACAACGCATGTTGTAATGTTGTCCTGCTTTTTCTATTGCTTCTACTCCGAGTCTACCTACAAAGTCTGCTTGGCTTTCAAGCACCTGTATTTGCCATTCATCATGTATGTTAGCTACAAACTTTGCGTCTAAAGTATTTAGTCTTATATTACTTTCTAATATAACCAATGCTTTCTTCATAGCTATTGCACCACCACCTTGTAATAAAGTATTTAATGCTGCATGTTTATGTCGTAGTAGAATCTTACGACCATCTAACCCTTTAAGGTAGCCCTTCTCTGCAGCTCGGTCAACTCGTTCCTTAAGAGTTCTAAGTGTTGGTAGACCAGTAAGAAACCGTTCTCGCAATCGCTTACCGTCTGCTCTATTTCCTTTAATGATGCTTCCAATTTTTTCATCTCCTGCCCCGTAAATGAGTGCATAGATGAAAGTTTTTGCCTCATCTCTTGATTTAAGTCCAGCAAACTGTTGGTTAGCTGTATGAATGTCTCCGTTGATAATTTCATTTACATAATCCTCGTCAGCCATATAGTGTGCTAACAATCTTAGTTCTAAACCACTTGCATCTATACCTACAAGCTTGTATCCTTTTGGTACTGTCCAACATGACCTACATTCTTTACCATAAGGACTGTAAACAGCAGGTACTTGTGCCATGTTAGGACTTCGGTGTGCCATACGACCAGTGATAGCACCAGTGCAAATGACTGACCCATGTACTCTATTGCTTTTTTTATCTACTGAATCTATCCAAGAGTGTACTTGTGCTAATCTTTTTTGATATAAAAGAAAGTCTGCTATAAGTTGAGCTTCTTTTATATGTGTAATTTTTTTAAGTGTTGATTCATCTACAATAGCTTGACCAGT